ATTCCAGGATGGTTACAAGAAGGTAAATTTGATGATGTTGTTAAAACATTAAAAGATCATCCAGAATTAATAGATATGGGTTCAACCAATGGTAAGGCTCCTGTTGATATTAATGGAGAACTAATAGATGTATTTGCGGGTGATGCTCCATATTTTATTAGTGTAGGTGATGGAGTTTATTTAATAGGTGTTGGTGATAATCCCAAAGATGTTACTGGTGAACCAGAATATTTATTAAATAGTGATGGTGGATATTTCAAACTTGATCTCAATAAAATTAAAGGGGATCTACAACCTTATATACAATAATGAGTATATTTTACGATACAAAAAACACAGAAACAATACAACCATACGAAAGTTTAGCTAAAGGCAAAAGAACAGATTTTAGAGATAACTTTTCATCTGCTTGGGATGCTTTTACAAAAACTGAAATGATCTTATCTGAAATAAACAATTTAGATGAGGCTTATGGTAATATGAATGAAATATTAACTAAAGCGGGTCATTTTTTTATATCTCCAACTGATCCAAGTAATTATATGGTGGATGATACAGAAGTACCACCTTCAAGAAGATCTTTAGAAGAAGCATATTGGAAACAAATTGCTGAAGTTTCTGCACAAGATGAAAATTTAAAAAATCTTTTAGTTGAAGCTGGTTTAGATACCCAAGAAAATATGCACAAACTTATTGCAGAACAAAGTCATAGTGCTTGGGAAAATTTTGCAGATATTTCTGAAAGAGCTACAACAATGGGTAAAGTCGGTGGATTTACTGGTATAGCCTCTGGAGCATTTACAGATCCAGTAATGCTTGCAACACTACCAATATCTATGATGTATTCTGTTCCAGCTAATTTTAGTAAAGCTGCCTGGAAAGTTGCAAAAATAGAAACAGTATTAGCTGGTATTGCCGAGACTGCTATACAATTAAAATCTCAACCTTATAGAAAAGAACTTGGTTTTAAAGATGCTGGTTTAGAAACTGGATTAAAAAATATTGCAATGGTTTCTCTTGCAGCTGGTACAATTTCACCAGCTTTGTTAGGAGTATTTAAAGCATTTGGTAAAGGTATTGAGGTTGGTAAAAAACATTTATTTAAACTATCTGATGAAGAGTTAAATACTGTTTCAAAAGAAATGGGAGAAATTAATCCTAAATTTAAAGATGAAACTTTAGATAATCATAAATTACCAGAAAAAGATAATCCTTTTCCAGACAATAGAGCTGGCAGAACAGAACATAACGAAAGATTAAACGATACTTTAAAAGCAATTCAAAATGGAGAAGATGTAAATTTAACAGCTCCTAGAAACCAAACAGTTTCAGATAATTTAGTTCCTCCAGGAAAAATTAAACCTGGAGAATTTTTTGATATTTTTGATAATGATGGAAATATTGTTAATGTTCAAGCTGTTGCAATAAGTAAAAAAACAGGAAGTATTAAAATAAAATTAGCCGATGGTTCTGAAAGAGTTATATCTATAGATCCAAAATCTTCTGCTTTTCAAAGTATTAGAAATCCTAATTATGTTATTAGATCTGCTGGTTTAAATGCACAAGGTAAGACAGTTTCTCAATTAAAAAAAAAAGAATTAACACAATTAAGAAAAAAATTACAAGATAGAAAAAATCAAATGGAAACTGAAGGCACGACTAATCAAGGTGCTTATAGAGATACATTGGAAGATTTAAACTCTATAGATTTTAACATCAATAAAGCTACAAACGAAACAAACTCTCCAAATATTAATAAAGCTAATTTTAATAAAAATGAAAGTAAGTTAGCTGAAGATTTAGAAAATGTTAAAGATTTTGATGTACCAAGTGAAGCAGCTTACAGAAATCAAGCCTTAAATAATGAAGTATCTATGTTTGACACATCTACTTCTTCTTCCATTAAAAGTGGAGCCGAGGCTGGTGCTGCTGCCAAAACATCGCCAACAGTATTATCTGATAAACTCCAAGATTTAACTAAAGGATCCCAAAAAACAGACGCAACTCCAGTATCAGTTTTAGCCAAAGCTAATACTGTTCCACCACTATTTCGTGGTTCTAAAACTAATAAAGTTGGTGATAAAAGTGCCATAACTAAAAAGGTAATATATCATAAATCCGATGATTTCAATACGATCTACAATACATTATCTAAAAAAATTGAGGATGTTAAGAAAGAATTACAACCTATAGCAACAAAATATAATGGCGATTTAAAGGCAAGAGTAAAAGAGTTAAAAGAGTTAAATAAAAAAACAAATAAAGGAACAAAAGCAGAGCATATTTCTGATTATTTGGGTGCTAGAATATCAACAGATACAATATTAGAGGCTAAACTAGCAGTAGCAGAAATTAATAAAAAATATAAAATTATTGGTGGTATTGATGATTTTTTAACTGATGCTGGCAGAGCTGGTAGTGAGTATAGAGCTATTCATATCCAGGCTTTAACTAATGATGGTTTTACATTTGAAATACAAATTAGAGTAAAAGATTTAGACCCATTAACAGAACAATCTCACACTATTTATAAAAAGAAAAAATGGGCGGAAAAAGAATACACAGACGCAGAATATAATAAAATTGTAAAAGAAGAGGCGGAAATAAATAAAAAATTAAAAGCTAAATATTTTGAAATAAAAGATAAAGAATTTATTAAATTAAATAGCGATGATCCTTTAGATTTTCCAATACCTATCGGTCAAAGAGTAGATGATGCTACAGGCGAAAAAGTAGCTCTAACTAAAACAGCAAGAGAATTATTTGAAGAAGAAGGCAAAACTAAAACAATGTTAGAAAGATTGAAAGATTGCGTATGAGTAGTTTTAAACAATGTATTATTAATGGTTTTAAAGAAGGTTTAATTAGTGCTGAACAAGCTGATAAATTAAATAAAAATTTAGACGAAGTTACCGAATTTTATCAATTTAGAAAAGGGTTAAGCAAATCAGAGGCGGAAAGAGCAGCTGCTAAAAAAACATACGATGAATTAAAAATAGAAGAAGCTAACAAATTAAGAATTACCTTAGCACAAAAAGCAAAGATTGATGAAATAACTACTTTATTTGCAACCTATAGAAATGCAAATGGTGAAATAGACATGGCTAATGCTTATAGATCTCTTTATGCCGTAGATCAACACGCTTTAACTCCAAATATAGAAAATCAAATCATTAATGAGGTAAATAAAGCAAATAAATTTATGGTAAATGTTTTAGAGCAAATGAGATATAAATTAGGTGGTAGGCAAACCAAACTTCAAAAAGCTACTTTAAGATTAGTGGTTAAAGAGCTAATGGGAGAAAATACTGGAAATGTAAATGCCAAACAATTAGCGGATGCCTGGAGACAAACAGCTGAACATTTAAGAAAAAGAGCCAATAGTTTTGGTATGAAAATATTATCAAGAAAAGATTGGGGATTACCACAATTACACGACACATTATTAGTTAGATCTGTTTCTAAAGAAAATTGGATTGATTTTATATTACCTAAATTAGATTTAGATAAAATGGTTAATGAAACAACTGGTTTACCTTTTAATGATAAAACAATTAGACAAGCATTAAGTGGAGTTTATGATAATATTTCAACAGAAGGAATGGCAACCTTTAAACCAGGAACATCTGCTTATGGTAGAGCTTTACATAATAGAAGATTAGATCATAGATTTTTAGCTTTTAAAAGTGCTGACGATTGGATGGAATACCAAACAAGATTTGGTTCTCCAGATCCATTTAAAACAATGCTAGAGCATATCAACGGTATGTCGAGAGATATTGCTATGCTTAAAATACTTGGACCAAACCCAGACGCAACGCATACTTGGGCGTTAGGTATGATTAAAAAACAAATGAAAATTGATGCAGCTGCGGAGGCACAAGGTAAATTTAAAAGAAAAAAATTAAATAAATTTAGAAATGAAGAAGATAGAACTAATTGGATTATAGATAATATAAATAATTTATACGCACACCATAAAGGAACTTTACACAAACCTATTGATGGATTTTTTGGAAGAACTTTTGCGGCTTTAAGGCAGTTATTAACTTCTGCACAATTAGGAGGTGCTGCAATTATGGCAATTACTGATTTTCATTGGTCGAGAATGACTGCTAAATTTAACGGTTTACCAGCAACTAAAGCTAATGCAACAGCCGTAAAATTACTAGCTGAAGGGATTAAAAAAGATAAAGCTCTAGCAAGAACAGCAATTAGACTTGGATTAATAACTGAAAGTTGGAATACTATTGCTGGTGTTCAAACTAGATATTTAAATGATGTAGAGGCTCCAGTTTGGTCTAAAAGAGTTTCTGATTTTGTATTAAGAGGATCTGGATTATCACACATAACTCAATCTGGTAAATGGGCGTTTGGTATGACAGTAATGGGAGAGCTTGCAGAACAAAGCGGAAAATCATTTAATAAATTAGATCCAAAATTATCAGCACAATTAAAAAAATATGGCATAGGAGCTGATGAATGGGAAATTATTAGAACAACAAAATTATATGATGCTGGTGCAGATGAACCAACAATGATTGGTAAAGGTGCAACTTTTTTAAGACCAGATGATATTATGGCTAGAGCTGATTTAGATGAGGCAACAAGAGAATTTTTAACTACAAGGTTAATGACTTATGTTACTAATGAAACTAACTTTGCTGTACCATCATCATCTGCAAAAGGTAGAGTAACTTTAGCTGGATCTTCTCAACCAGGTACACTTAAAGGCGAATTAATAAACTCTGTTTTAATGTATAAAAACTTTCCAATAACATTAGGAATGACACATTTGAATAGAGGGTTTCAACAAAAAGGATTAATGGGTAAAGCTAAATATTTAGTACCTATGATTATTGGTGGTGCTGTTATGGGTTCTTTAGCTTATGAAATAAAGCAAGTTGCAGCTGGTAAAAAACCAACTTCTCCAGAAAATATGAATACTAGATATTGGATGAATGCTATGGTTTATGGTGGTGGATTAGGAATATTTGGTGATTTCTTATTTTCAGATCAAAATAGATATGGTGGATCTTTTAGTAAAACATTAGCTGGACCAGTAGCATCTTTTATTGGGGATGCTATCAATTTAACATTTGGTAATGCAGCTCAACTTTTAACTGGAGAAAAAACTAATGCTGGTAAAGAGCTTGCAGCATTTATTCAAAGATATACTCCTGGATCATCCCTTTGGTATACAAGATTAGCTTATGAAAGACTTATAATGGATACACTTGAAAAGTTAATAAATCCTAATTTTGACAAAGATAATAGAAGAAATATTAAAAAATTAAAGTCTCGAACTGGACAAGAATATTGGTGGAAACCAGGAGAAATAACACCAAATTAATTATAGACACTATGGATAAATTTTAATAAAGAGAAACATAGTGTAGGATTTTAGTGCCTACAAATCACTTTCTCACAACCTAAATATAAAAATTATGACAATATCAAGTACAACTTTGCGTAACTCATATAGTGGTAACGGATCCACGACTGAGTTTTCGTACACATTTCCGATTAATTCAACTTCAGAAATTTCTGTAATTGAAAGATCGGCTACTGGAACAGAAACAGTTAAATCAGAAGGATCTGGTTCTACTAACTATTCAATAGTTGACAATGGAGCTAGCGGTGGAACGGTAACTATGGTTACAGCTCCCGCATCGGGAACTACTTTGGTTCTTTTAAGAAACACAACTTTAACGCAAGAAACAGATTATGTTGCAAACGATCCTTTTCCAGCTGAAACGCATGAAGATGCTTTGGATAAACTCCAAATGCAAAACCAAGAATTACAAGAAGAATTAGATAGATCATTTAAAGTTTCAAGAACAAATACTATTTCATCTGCTGAATTTACTGAAAGCGCAACAGATAGAGCTAGTAAAACTTTAGGTTTTGACAGCGATGGCAATCTAACGACAGTAAGTGATTTCTTACCAGCTGGAGGAGATAGCGCACAGTTTACATATTCTACAACAACGACAGATAGTGATCCTGGAAGTGGATATATCCGTTTTAACAACTCAACTATTTCATCGGCAACTGCTGCATATATAGATGATAACGAGGCAAATGGAACTGATGTATCAGCTTGGTTATTATCATTTGATGATGTTGTTGCTAATCCTACAAATAGAGGAAGAATAAGAATATCTAAATCTAATACATTAGATACTTGGCATGTTTTTAAAATATCTGGAGCCTCAACTGATGCCTCTGGTTATGTAAAATTAACTTTAACTTATATTGATGGAGCTGGAAGTTTATCAGCTGACGATAAAGTTTTTGTTTCATTTATTGCATCTGGAGAAGATGGAGTATCTCCAGGTTATTTTTATAAATTTGATACTGGTACATCTGACGCAGACCCAGGAGCGGGGGAAGTCTCCTTTAATAATGGTTCGTATGCAAGTGTAACTCAAATCTATATAGATGATGTCGATCAACACGGAGTAACAACACAAGCTGACACGATTACTTGGGATGACAGTACCGCTGGAACAAAAGGATTTATTCAATTTGTCGATATTAACGACAAGACTACTTACGCAAAATTTAAAGTAACTGGTGCTGCAACTGACGCATCTGGTTATAACAAACTAACTGTAACTCATGTTGTTTCAAATAATACATTTTCAGCAGCAGATGAGCTTTCAGTTCACTTTACCGCATCTGGTAATGATGGAGCTGTTCCAGGTTATCTTTATACTTTTGATAATGGAACGAGTGATGCCGACCCTGGTTCTGGTGAAATAAGATTTAATAATGGAACTTACGCATCCGCTACAGCAATATATATTGATGATACCGATGCAAATGGAGTTACTACTCAAACAGATACTATTACCTGGGATGATAGCACATCAACTATAAAAGGATATTTACATATTGTTGATACTGACGACCCTACGACTTATGCAAGATTTTCTATAACTGGTTCTTCAACAGATGCTAGTGGTTATAATAAATTAGCAGTTACGCATTTAGCATCTAATAATACTTTTTCTGCTGGCGATACTTTATCTGTTCACTTTACAAGACAAGGAGACAAAGGCGATACGGGGTCGACTGGTTCAACGGGGTCGCAAGGAAATCAAGGTGTAGCGGGAATGGCTATGACTTGGAGTAGCTCAACTTCTGATGCTGATCCTGGTTCTGGAAAAATAGCTTTTAATCATGCAACACTTTCAAGCGTTTCAGTTTTATATGTAGACGATGCAGATGACGCATCAGCAGATATTTCTGGTTGGGTTCAATCTTGGGATGATGCAACAAATACAGTTGCAAGAGGATTTGTAAGAGTAGAAAAAGAAGGAACACCATCAACTTACGCATTATATAAAGTAAATGGTGCTGTAACTGATGCCTCTGGATATACAAAAGTTCCAGTAGCTCATGTTGTATCAAATGGATCTTTTTCAAATACAGATGGAGTAGGAGTACACTTCTCTCAATCTGGAAATGACGGATCAATGACTAGCTTTACCGTTGCTGGCTCATCTGGTTCATCACAAACAATAACTAACGGTAATACTTTAACGATAGCGGCTGGTGCGAATATTACGACTACTGGAAGTTCTACAGATACAGTTACGATAGCTTGTACTTTAGATGACCCAGTCAGCATGAGCATCGCATTAGGATAATAGGAGGATATAAATGGCAAATACTTTTAAAGTGGTTTCATTTGCAGCAGAACCAGCATCGGCTGGAACACCTTATAAAATGTATACGGTTGCTGGAAGTACGACTACAGTTGTACTTGGTTTAATCCTAACTAATATTCATTCTTCAGCAGTAACAGTTGAGGTAGAATTAGTTAGTGATACAGCAAATAGAGGTGGAGCAAATAATGTAGCGAATGGAACATCATTCTTAGTAAAAGATGTAACTATTCCAGCTGGAAGTTCATTAGAACTTTTATCTGGTGGAAAAGTTGTTTTAGAGGCAACAGATGAAATTAAAATTGATTGTTCTGTAGCTGACAAAGTTTCAGGCACATTGTCTATAATGGAGATAACATAAGATGAGTTATATTGGTAAATCGCCTACAGCAGCACCTTTAACAAGTTCTGATGTAGCAGATGGAATTATTACTAATGCTAAACTAGCACAAGATATAATTTCAGCAGAAACAGAACTAGCAGTTGCTCCAGCTTCAACTGACGAAATCCTAATTTCAGATGCTGGAGTTTTAAAAAGAATAGATGCAAGTTTAATTGGTAGTCAAGATGTTGTTAAAATTTCTGAAGCACATACAGATAGTTCAGCAACAACAGTTGATTTTACTTTAGATACTTCTACTTACGATCATTTCCAACTTTATTGGTGGTCAAGACCAGCTTCAGATGGATATTCATTAAGAGCTAGATGGATGGTAGATAGCACAGAACAAACTGGAAGCGACTATAATCATGGACATTTTGGAACAACATCAACTAATTCTTATTACAGTAATCTTGCATCAAACGCAGATCATTTTAGAATAATAAATAATGCTGGAAATGAAAGTACACAAGGTCATCATTTTTACGCAACAATTACTCCAAGAAAATCTGGAAATATTCAAAAATTTAATAATGTTATGACTTGGTTTGCAATTAGAACAGATAGTTCAGATAACTTTAGACCAATTTATGGCTGTGCTTGGTATAATGGAACTGATTATGAGCCTAACAAAATAAGAATATATATGGAAAGTGGCGATGTTCAAGCCTACGCATATAGCTTTTATGGAATAAAATAATATGAAAAGAGTAATAGATGGAAAAGTTTTTGATATGACAGCAGAAGAAATTGCAGAAAGAAATGCTGATGTTGAAAAATCAAAAATTGAAAGAGAAAAAGAAGAAGCTGATTTTACTAATAGAGAAAATTTAAAAAAATCAGGTAAAGCAAAACTAAAAGCTGGAGAAGCATTAACTGATGATGAAATTTCAGTTTTATTTCCAGATGAATTGGTAGGATAATTTATGGCATATATAGGAAAAGAGCCGATAGTAGGAAACTTTCAAAAGTGCGATGCTATTAGTGTAGTTAATGGACAAGCAGCATACACACTACAAGTAAGCTCAACAAATGTAGTTCCAGAAAGTGCAAATCACATGCTGGTTTCACTTAATGGAATTTTACAAGCTCCAGTAACTTCATTTACTGTTTCTGGTTCAACACTTACTTTTGCATCAAACTTAGCAACAGGCGATGTAATAGACTTTGTAATCTTGTTAGGTAATGTTCTTGATCTTGGAACTCCAAGCGATGGAACTGTTACAGCAGCTAAAGTTGCTAATGATTTAATTTCTGGAAAAACTGCTTTAGCAACAGCTCCAGCAGATACTGATGAATTTTTGGTAAGTGATGCTGGAACACTTAAAAGAATTGATTATAGTTTAATTAAATCAACTCCAGGCAGAGTATTAATTAAAGAAATTGATGCTAGTGATGTTGCAGCAGTAACTTTTGAGCATGGTTCAGCAGATGTAGTTTTTGACACAACATACGATAAATATGAATTAAGTTTTAGTAATGTTAAAGTAGTTGGGGATGAACAATTAAATTTAAGAGCATTATCTGGTGGAACTGTTTTAACAAGTGGTTATTATTCTAATAATTATGGAACAGGTAGTGGTTCTGCTCATAATGACGCTGCAACTACTTATTTATTTGAAACAATAGGCGATCTTGAAAGCAATCATTTACTTTTCGGAGTAGCTTATTTTTATAATGTTGGGGTATCTTCTTCAAAACCATGTGCTTATGGACAATATTTTCATAAAAGATCAAATGGTACATATTACTCAATAGGTTTTTCAGGTCATTATGATACTGCCATATCAAATTTTGATGGAGTTACTATTACTGATTTAGGTGGACCGAATATAGCATCAGGTAAATTTAAACTATATGGAATAACTTAAAGGATTATTATGGCAATATTTATAAATAAAAATGGAATTAGACAACAATTAACAGCAGAAGAAGAAACTGCTTTTAATGCACAAATAGAAATAGATAAAAATCGTATAGCAAATGAAAAAATAGCAGAAGAAAATACTGCAAATAAAAAAGTATCAGGTAAACAAAAGTTAAAAGACTTAGGATTAGATGATGCTGAAATAAAAGCATTGATGGGAGCATAATTATGGCAATCGTTAAACCAAACAATAATACATTATCTGCAATAACAGCTCTACCAGCAGCTATAACTACTGGTAAAGTAATTAACTATTATTCAAATGTAAATACATCTCAATCCACAGTTTCAAACTCAGTAACAACTGTAATTCAGTCTCCAAATATTACTCCAGCATCTACTAGCAGCAAATTTGTTATTACACCTACTTGTAGTTGGGGATCAAGTAATCCTAATGGAGCTTTTTTTATGTATAGAGAATTATCTGGTTATAATGACTTATCTCCAGTTCAATCAATATCTGGAAATTTTGGATCAACTGGTAATGTTATGGATTTGGATGAAGAAAGTGCAGTTACAACTTATTCTATTGCAAATTATTCTTGCACATTTGTCGATAGTCCAAACACTACAAGTCAATTAAATTATACTTTCAGAGTTTCAGCTGGAAGCGGTCAAACAGTTTATATCAACAGAGTTGAAGCTACTGATGGTTATAAAGCAGTATCAACAATATCAGTATTGGAGTTAAGTTCATGATAGATGTAACAAAAGCAATTTTAGAAATAAATAGTTCTGCTGGTTTTGTTGTTAAAGATAATGATGTAAATCAAATAGAATGGAGTGATGGAACAACACCTATTCCCAAAGCTGACATAGAAGCTAAAATGGAAGAGTTGCAAACTGAATATAATGCCAATGAATGGAAAAGAAATAGACAAGCAGAATATCCAAACCATGAGGATTGTATTCACGCACTCTTAGATGGTGGCGATACACTTACAGAACTACAAGAAAAAAGACAGGCAACTAAAAATAAATATCCTAAACCATAAACTAAATTTAAAAAACTAAGAGGTACGCTATGAAGGTGCTACTAATTATGATTATGTGTAGCGCAGTTCAGAATGAGTGCCTACCTCCACACCAAATGCCAACAACTTATGACAGCTACTATGATTGTTTACAAGCTGGCTACCAGGAGGCAATTTTAAAACAAACTGAAATAGGTAGAGAGGATACTAACGAACATAAAATATTTGTTAGGTTCACTTGTAAGGGAGCTTATGAAACGTAAAAAAAAATCAGTTTTATCTAACCTTGAAGATCGTAATGGAATAAGAATATCATACCATGAAAAGGTTTGTGCAGAGAGGATGAAAACTTTGTTTAAAGCAATAGATGAAATGAGAAAAGATATTAAAGAATTAAAAACTTTTATGAATGTAGGAAAAGGTGCTGCCGCAATAATAATCTTTATTGGGGGTTTACTTGGCTCAATCTTCTACTTCTTTACGAAATAGAATTACAGCTGCTAAAGGTTTATCTAATGAACTATTAGCTGCCGCAAAGTTTGCCAAAGATCCAAACTTAATTGTGTTCACACCAGTTGGTGCTGGACCCATAGATATATTAACTTTGAATATTAAAACGGGGGAGTACCAAGGTTATGATGTCAAGACAAGAAATTACCGTAAAGATGGTTCTAAAATTAATAGACCAAGAACCAGGGAACAAAAAAGACTAGGTGTTAAAATTTTTAATTTTGACCCAGAAAAGGATTGAAGAGTTATGGATACATATAACGAGCTTAAACAAGACATTAAAACCCACGAAGGTTACAGAGATCATATATACAAAGATAGCCTGGGTATTCCTACTATCTTTTGGGGTCATATGGTTTTACCTACCGATGATTATATTGAAGGTGTTAACTACTCTGTTGAGG